GGAGCCCTCGAAAGTCTTCGCTCTTCATGAAAGCATTCGCCGAGGAGCGCGAGGAGCCATCCGCTACGAATTGCTCCATCCCGCCGCCGACGATATTCTCTTCAGTCTGTTTGTGCGCTGCTTGTTGCTCCCGAAACGCGGCCATCGCCTTGTGCGTCGCGCCTTCCGTTAATCCGGCGTTACGAATACTCTTCAGCGCTTTTTCATCCGCCTTCGGGTCCGAGTTTCCGTTCTTGTCGCGAGTCAGATACACGGCCATAGCGGCATCCGCAGCTTGGGCACCTTGCGCCCACTCTGTCGCAGGCTTCAACTTAGACTGTACCGCCTCTAGCTGCGCTGCGGTCAGGTTCCGGGTATCGGGGAGTTTCACATCCTCCGGGGCCACAGACCCGTCTGAGAGCAAGGAGCCCTTGCGTACCGTCCCGCCGTCCGCCCAGTTGGCATCTAAATACGCCTGCGCTTCTGCTACCCGGCCTTGTTGCCGCAGCGAGTCTATAACGGTTACGTGCACCGCACCGGTGGCTTCAAGAGCCGCTTGCTGAGCGGTGGCCGCGTCCCAGCCCTTGTTTTGGGCCCGTTTGCGAATAGCGTCGTTTGTACTAGATACGGCATCCTGCACCGCTCGCGGGTTGCCAGCGCTACTTGCCGCGAGGTTCTGACTGCTGGCGATACTGCTATTAAAAACAGTGTTGTCGTATGCCGCGCTCTGTTCCGCCGAGTGCTCGTAGAGGCCCATACGGAAATTAGACCGGCCTCTGTCCTCTATCACTTTGAACGCGGCTTTCTGCTCCGGGGTATTGAGGCCGTTGGCTATGTTCCGCGTCGCGGCGTCATGCGCGTCCAGATTCTTCTTGAGATATTCCGGCTTAAGGACATCCCCGCCCATAGTCTTACGGTACCCGGTTTCGCCGACCGAGAGTTCTACAGTAGCGTCGCGGTATTTGTTGGCTGCGTCATCCAGTACCAGGCCGTCTAATTTGCGCTGGTGCTCCTGCGCTAATCCTACTACCGTGTCGCTGAGCTGCACCACAGACCCTGCGAGAGCACTAGCTTGTTGCCCTTTGGCCACCGCGGCATTGCCGAGGGCGTTCTCCACACCGCCAGCGTTTCCACGCACGATACTTGTGCTTGGCTGAAAGCCAACACGGTTGATTTTGCCGGGGTCTGGGAGCGTGGCCATTATTTTCTCGTTGCGGATTGCTGCGATACGCCACCTGGTGCGGTCCCGCCTCCGGGTGTCGCATCAGGAATCTTCTCCTTTGGTCGCCCTGCGTACCAAGTGGCCGCGGACCCTGCGACATTAAGTATTGTCTGTAACTGCTGCACCTTGGCCTGTTGCAACATGGAGTTAGCCTGCACGTTAAGCCCTTTGCGCGCTTGGTCTCCTTGCCAGCGGGACATCTTGGCGTTTACTTTCAGAGACTTCGCGGCTTCGTCGCCATTGTATAGATGCGTGTCCGCGGCAAGTCGCCCTTCGGCAGCTATGTCCCCGAGTATTTTAGTAACGTCTGGATCACTAACGCCAGCGCCAGAGGCTCCGGCCATCGCCAAGGCTTGTGATTGCGCAATCGCGGATCTACGTAGTTCGTCTTGAGCGTTACGCTGCGCCAGGGCCTGTTGCTGCCCCGCAGCGGACTCCATCTGCGCCGCCTCGAAATAGTTCATTTCCTGTTGGGCCTTGCCCTGCGCCTTAGCCGCCTTCGACCCGGCTTTTGCGGCTTTATTGGCCTGCGAGATGCCGTATCCCGCGCTAAGAACAGAAACCCCTAGCCCAACAGCCGATAATACGCCTGCCATATGTCCTCCAGATCCTCAAAAGATTTCACGGTAACATCCGCCATCGCTTCTTCCGGTGTGAGCGCTTCAGTAGCTACAATAGTCGTCCAGAGTGTGTCCTCAAGAACCAGTATTACTCGCTTTGTCCCGGCGGGGGCAGCCCACATAGCTGGGGCTTTAAAATGCTGCGCTCCTTCCGTCTCGGTAACAACGGTAACTCTGCCGAAAGCAAGGGCTACGTAATGCGCCTTCTTGTAAATCTCGCCAGTTATCAAAGATCCCGCGGGCGCGAGCATAGATCGCGCGTACATGCCTCCCGAGAACTGATGTCTAATCTCGATGTCCTGCTGGGGCAGCTGTAGCAGCGTAGCTTCAAGCTCGCGTATACGAGCGCGTAGGTCCAAACGCTTCAGTGTTGCTGGGTCTTTCTTGGCGAGCATCATATCTCTAACTCGATAACGCAAGCGAGGACCGTGCACGGTCTCGGGGACGCCGCTTGCAAGCACAGCCTGGAGTCAACGGTGTACGAGCCATTGAACGCAATGTGGTCGTAATTGTAATCGCTCCATATTCCGGTTGCGGTTACCGTGGCGCCTGCTTCTGTTGGGGGCAGGTCATCCAAGGTGCTGAAGTCCGGGCCGTACTTTAGGCCTTGAGCGTGCGTATTCACTAATAGCACCCCGATCTTGTTCACTCTTTTACGGCTAGATAGCGCAATGCCGCTCTGTGCGAGTTTAACACTTTTGAACTGTCCAGTATACACTAACCCGTAGACCACACTCGATGCTGCGGTAGTTAGTGTGATAGTCCCTGCGGTAGCGACCAGCGGCCCTACGTCTAACCCATCGGCCCATACAGAACAGGTCGCGCCTACCAGATGCGCGGCGGGGATACTGGTGGTAGCGCTACCGGAGTACGTGCCAAATGCGTCTGCTTGTTTGTTGACATTGCCGCCGACGCACTCGCTCTCAAGGGCCCATTTCTCAAGATACCGTACGGTGGCTGCGTTTACAGTGCGGTTCACGACGTAGTACACGGCGTCCTCTTCCGTCCCGGGGAGCACGACAACTTCCTCCACGGTTCCAGAGGTGGTGACAGTAACCCACGCCCGTTGGTCTTCGAGCTTGTTGTATACGAGCACGCGCACGGTACCGTTACTAAGCACGCAATGTACCCGGGCATCGGGCCGACGTTGAACGGCTATGTCTACAACATAGGGCAGCAAGGCCTCTGGGTACTCTTGTGTTAAATCTACGGCTGAATATCCGCCGCCATTTGGGGACATTTCGATAAGTCGCGTCCCCGATCGGTCGATGAACAGGATATTCTGGTCCAAGGTATCGGCGTCTACGCCATAACTACCGAGCGTCGTAGTCGGCCGCACGTTGATATTGAATGGGGTAATACCTTCTTCTTGGGTAGTAGACCGTACCAGAAACTCAGCGCCGCCCCCACCCGCCATTAAATTAAGCGAAGATATAAGCCACGACATCCGATCGACGGGGCCTTCGCCTATGCTCCTGTTTATAGGGCCCGCGTCCCCGACATATTCCGCCTCATTATTTGCGAAATCGTCTACAACCGAGGCCCAAAACTTGTCTTTACCGACATGCCACAACCGGCCTTCCCGAAGGGCACAAGCGGAAGGATACCCACGGTAATCTGACCAGGCCCCTTCGGACCATCCGGTCACGGCTGCGGCGGAGCCCAGGTCCTGCACCACAAACGCAGTTACCACAGTGCTACTCGTAAATGCAGATACGCGGGCCATGCCGTAGATGGAGCCGGTGGCGTACACCAAGTCCATGACCGCCGAGCCGGAGGTGTACCCGCCCGTCTTTATTCCTAGCCGGTAATAGACTATCTGATTATCGAGGCCATCGTCTAAGGTCGTAGACGCGTTAACGATATACGATGTCACATCCTTCCATGTTGTGTCGTCCGCGGACCTCTGGAGGGTAACGGTTCCCGCCCATGTTCCCGTTATTGTGAGGCCGAACGTACGTGCCGTGCCAACCCCTGTGACTTTTATAGAGTTCGTGAACGTATTCTGCGCCGAAGCGGTTTGTGTCACCGCCTGCCCGTCTGATTTCAATTTGAACAGGCCACCGACATGCGTGCTTTTGAAGATAGGCTTCGAGGCAGTCAGAGTTATCAAGCCGGTGAGAGCGCTCGCGGTTATCGTTGTTTCCGTGAGATTTACATTTCGAAACGGCCCGAGATTAGAGATAAGGTCTTCGACCGACCACGATCCCGTACCGCGTCGGACGATACGCATCGGGCGCACGCCGTCGCAATCTACAAACACTACATCGCCAGATTGGGTATAGCGTATGCGATTTAGATACGCCGCGGGCCAAGGGGCCACGAGCGTCATAACCCCGGAGGCCGCAATAGATACCGAGTCAACCAGCACTGGGTATTCAAGCCGGGTCTGTAGCCGCACGTAGAACGTGCCCGTTGGCGTGAAGGCTAGGGAGTGCCGCCCGGTATTCAACTCCACTTCCTCGATGTACTCGTCCCCGCCACTGGTAGACCCTACCCGTAGCGTTACCGGGCCCCGCGTCACGACCACGTTCAGGGCGTGCACGACACTGGTGTCCCCACCGGAGATAGTTACCGTTTGCTGACGTATCGCGGCACTTGTGCCTGTGCCCTGGAGCGACATGTACCCGCCCGTAAGCCATACTGAAGAAGCGGAGCCTTCGTCGGTATCCGTCCAACTGGTTAGGTCTGAGGTGAAAGTCCCGTTCGCTATGGCCGTTGCGACTGAGGCGCGTGTAACGAGGGTGTCCGCCATTCGCACGCGCACCAGATAATCTGTTACTTCGAGCAAGCCCGTGTCGGTTATCGAATACACGAAAGGTATGTTCTTAGCGGCCGCATTAGATGCGGTGGCCCCCAGGTACTGTAGCCCTGGGCGGAGGGACATAGGCCCCAAGGTTCGGGGCATGAAATTAGTTTGCGTAGCCGCGGAGAGCGCGACCCGCTGCACATCCACGCGGCCCATAAGTAGGGGGGATACTATGCCACGATTAAAGGACAACAGTTCGTGGTTAGATTTCAAAACATGTTCGGCCAGTTGCCGCGGTTCGCGCGCCAACCGTATCCGCCTCTAGCTGCGGCCCACCCGGAGTGAGGCGCGAATACCGCAGGGCCTTCCATAGCGTCCTTGGCCAAGGCGTTGTCCAAGGCTTGTTTCAGATCCCGGTGCAAACCTTCTTTCGCCATACCAGGGTTCAGTCGGTCCACAACCCACGAGGCGAGCAATAGCTCCCCATAGGTGGCCATCAGTGCCGACCATTTTGTAAGGTCCGCGCCGTAGGATGTGGAGTTGGATACGTACTGGACGTATACCGTGGTCAGGCTAGCAAACCACCATGAACTATCTTCCGTTCTTTGCGTGACATCATTATTCAGGAACTCATCACTCGCGAACTTGAAGATCTTCACGTGGTCTGAAGGTTTCACGAAGGCATTCTGGTAGCCAAAGGATACCGTAACACTTGGGTCATAATCAAGTTGCGACGTGCGCAGGGCGCATTTCCAGTAACCTTGCTGGAGAACATAGTCCACAAAGTTCTGGTATTTCTCGTCCAACGCACGGCGCGACTCCACACTATCCGTCAAGGTGGACAACGGGCGCTCCCCTATTGCATAGAGGGCGCCGTTATACAGGCGGAGTTTTGTTGTCACGGGTTACGCCGCTACGCTTGTGGGCGAGGCCATCTGCTTGGCCTGATATTCTTTGATCCAGTCTTGGGCCAATTGTTTGGACAAGAAGCCGGACTTCATCACCTGCTTGTCTTTCGTACGATGTACGCGGAACTGACTATTGACCGACTCGGTGCCAAACTTCACATAGAAGTCTTCCGCAGGGGCGCTAATAGCCGCTGCTTCTGCGAGCATGTCCACAAAACCCCGAACGATGACCTTGGCGTAATTGTGCCCTACTTCGACGACCATCAGATCTGCGAACCAAGCGCCACCTTCTACCGCTACTTCGATGCGGTCGTATTTATGCAGCCGGTCTTTTGCAATGTGCATCCACGCGCTTGGCTCTAGCAGATCCTTTAATTCGGTTTCAAAGGGGACTGTCAAGAAGTGACAAATGCGAGCGCCATTGGCCTCGCGGAGATGGTGACCTAGAACTTTCATGGAGGACTCCGTAGCTAAAAAGAAGGGGAAGTAGCGAACTACTCCCCCTAATGTACCACATCCTAACCGAAAAGTTAAGCCAGAGTTGCTGCGCTAACAGTCGTTGCGTTAAGCACATGGTGCATCGTAGCGGTATACGTGTCGGTGTCAACCACGAACACGACGTCGTTCGCCTTGAGACCTTTGTTCGCGCCATCTGTGAAATACCCGGCGCCTGCTACGGTACCGTGCGCGTCGGTATTGGTGTATGTCCAGATCGAGGGCGAGATACCTTGCCCAGAGACCGCCAAGACTAAAGTCCCGGTACTATATGCCATGTCAAAATCTCCTATGTTGTTAAAAGAGCCCCGTCTCCGGGGCTACTAAACCTTATTGCGCAGCGTAAGCCGAGCCGTCATGGAGAATTTGCACGATACCGGTATTTTGGATGATCTTGCTGCCCATGAATGCCTGCGAGCGGGCCCAGCTATAGCCCTGTTCCGACATATACCCAGTTTCGACGGTGATGCTTTCCTTGTCGCAGATATGCGCGATCGCGTTCTTGTTGTACATATACAGTTTCTCGGAAGCGGTACCCTTGCCTGAGATGCTCGGATGCACGATGAAATCAATTCCCGCCCAGTTGTAGGCGTTCAAGATACCACCCGTGAATTTCTTACGGTCCACGAAATCCGCCGAGGCGAATTCGGTGGTCTGCATCAAGTACGCATGCGCACCCGGAGAGATAATGCAAGACACCTGGCCATCGGTTGCCGAAGCATTGCCCAAGATCGCCAGCGCGTGCATGAACACATCAAGGCTCGCTTTCTTCGCAGCGCCAGTGTCCTGGGTTGCATTAGCCAGCTCAGTGAGAATGTCCTGGTCGATTCTGCGGTGCATAACAGCCAGCGTATTATCCTGCATGATACGCTTACGGTTTCCTTGGCTGGTAAGGATATTGAAGTTGGTCGCCTTACGCAGATCGTTCCACTCAACGAGAGTGACGGTATTCTGAGTGAGGTTATCGTCTTGCGCCGTAATCAGGCCGTTCAGCCCGCGAGTGCTCGGCACATCGGCGCCAGAATCCGCCACAAGTACGATAGCGGTGGTGCCCCGGATATCCGCATCGACGGTAACGGTACTACGGAGTAGGTTTTTCTTCTGTTCGTAACCGGCGACATACTCTGCGCGGTAGACTGCTTGGGCGGCTGAATCGGCCATTGCTGTTCTCCTTAAAAAGTGATAGATTGACTCATATCAGCAGTTAAG